ATAAAAGAAAATCCTGATGGGGATCCTGATGAAAGTAGTATTGAAGAGGCGGTTGATAGTTACTTAGAAAATGAGATAGGTAATGATCCGGCCGGATGGTTAGATAATATGGGTGGAGATATTCGCGATTTTATTGATACAAGAGAATTATTGGATGATTTAGTTAGAAATGGAGATTATGGTGATTTAAATAGTTATGATGGTAGTTATGATACAGTTGACATCAATGGGACTGATTATGTTGTAATGAGAATAGATTAATATTTACTGACTAACAAATTATGATTATTATTATGTCAAATGAGAAGAAAAAAGAAAATAGAATTTTTGATGGACACCGATTGGATGTTTGAAAAACCAATTGACAGAGAACACAAAGAATATAAGTTATTGTCTTACTTTCAAAAAATGGGAGATAAACTTGATAAGATGGAACTTTATCCTGGATTTATAGAACTTTCATTACATCTCGCAAATGTGCAGACACTTATTAGAGATAAAAAAATTATCTATACAAATAAGAAATTAGACTCAGTAGACGATGAGTTATTAGTTAAGGATCTAAAGTTAAAAGAGATACCTAAACTAAATGATGATGAATCAAAAGAATTTATACAAATATTAAGTTATAGTGCCCCTAGAATGTTAGAGTATTTTAACATAGCAAAATCCGTTTGGACAATAGTTTATGATAATGTGGACATGAAACCAAATAGAAGAGCAAAAGAAACAGTTTCAGACACAGGGTATTTCTACTTCAACGACACATTAGATAATAAAATATATGTTTGGGAATATAACATAAAACCGGCAGCTAAAGGTTCCCCTGAAAGTAAAACAAAAGTAAATTTAATTTATTCTGAAGTTAAAGATTTGACATTTACAAAAATAATTAATAATTTTTCAATATGGAATTCTGAAAATAATAAGTTACCGGTTTTTGAAATGACGAGTAAAGGTATTTTTCCAATACAGGAAACATTGTTACCTATCTTTAAAAGAAAACTGATTTCATATATTAATCAGAAAAAAATATCAGAAAATTTTAAAAAAGAAACGATTTAAATGGAACAAGTTAATCACCCCAACCATTACGGTGGTGAAGAAAATCCATACGAAGCAATCAAAGTTATAGATGCTTGGGATTTGGGTTTTAGTTTAGGAAACACCGTAAAATATATCTCAAGAGCGGGTAAGAAAAATAAAGATAAAGAACTTGAAGATCTTAAAAAGGCACTTTGGTATTTACAACATCACATTAAAACATTGGAAAAAAAATGATAGAAACAGGAAAAATAATAACTGGAGATTGTGTTGAAGTGATGAAAACCTTACCTGAAGGTTGTGTTGATTTAATTGTTACCTCACCACCATACGGTGTTGGTATTGCTTATGATACTCATGATGATGACGTGGAGTTTCAAGAATACTTGGTCTTTGCAAAGAATTGGTTAACTGAAGCCTATAATGTGTTAAAAGATGATGGTAGAATTGCGTTAAACATACCGTATGAAATTAACAGACAAAAGAAAGGAGGAAGAATCTTTTTTGTTTCTGAGATGTATCAAATAATGAAAGAGATAGGGTTTGGGTTCTTTGGTATTGTTGACCTTGAAGAACAATCACCTCATCGTAGTAAAACAACTGCGTGGGGATCTTGGATGTCACCGTCAAGTCCTTATATATATAACCCAAAAGAATGTGTTATTTTGGCGTATAAAAAATTACACATCAAAAAGGTTAAAGGAGAACCACAGTGGAAGGGAACACCAACTGAAATTATTCAGGAGGATGGAACCATAAAAAATAAAGTGGTATATGAAGAACAAGATAAGAAAGAATTTATGGAACTTGTTTTTGGCCAGTGGAATTACTTTGCAGATACTAAATCACTCACCAAGGCGACCTTCTCAATGGACATCCCAACAAAGGCGATTAAAATATTGTCCTACAAAAACGATGTAGTATTAGACCCATTTGCTGGGTCAGGAACAAGTTTGGTGGCAGCAGAGATATTGGGGCGTAGATGGTTGGGTATTGAGTTATCACCAAATTATGTGGAAATTGCCAAAACAAGAGTTGAATATTTTAAAACATTAAGTCAAATACAAGAAATCCCATTTTCATAAATGGGGTTTTTTATTTTATATAGTATTTATTTAGTATGAAAAGACTAATTAAAGAATCGGGTATTAGAGACATCAAAAATTTATCAAAAAGATACCCTAAAGCAAAAATTTATTTTCATCAAGATTTAGATGGTGTAACAACCGCCATCGCAATGAAAGAATATTTAGAGTCAAATAACATAAATGTTGTGGACGCTGAAATTATTCAATACGGAGATAAAGAGTTTGCAATTCGCAAACCCGAGTTAGAAGACGAAGCACGAGGTGAGATTATGCCGGTGTTAGTTGATTTTGCACATGGTAAACCAATGTTTGTTATTCATACAGACCACCACGACACTCAAGCCGGTGTTGAAGGTGACACTGCAACTAGCTTTAAAAGTGCAAGATCTAATGTAGAGACAATCTCTCAAAGTGTTTCACCTAAAGAAATATTTCCTAATGAAGATATAACATTAATTTCTACCGTAGACTCTGCAAATTTTGCTCAATATAATATTTCTGTTGATGATGTTATAAATTATCTATTTAAGATAGATAAAAACTCTGACGTTAAAAGAAATAAAATGTTAATGGGATTAGTTGCAAACAAATTACTATTAGCATTTAAAAACAAACCAGGATTCTTAGAGGAATTAGTTTTAGATTGTAAACCTTCTTTACTTAACATACTACTTAAGATAAAATCTATAATGAAAAGAGAAGGTTTTAATGATGAAGAAAAACTAACACAAAACCAACAAAAGTATGTTCAAACTATGAATGTTAGTCCTAACGTAAATGTTAGCGGAAACATATTAGTACAATATGGTGGAGGTTATATGACACCACAAGGATCTTACGATAGATACACACCTTTTAAGAATAATCCTGACGCTGACTTTTTAATTATTGCTTGGCCAATGGGATTAGTTCAGGCTTCTTGTAACCCATATAAAAAAGAAAGAGCACTTAAAGGTGTTGATTTAGGTCAAATAAAAAATGAAGTTTTAGATGAAATGAATCCAGAACTTGAAAGTATTATAGTTCCATTATCAACATTGAAAGTTGTTTCAGAACAGAAGGCAACCTTCAATTCAGTAGGATTTACATTCAAAGACTTTATGGCAATATACGGTAAAAGCCCTTCCTTAAAAGTTTTTGGTAGAAAAGAAACGTTGTTCCCAATTATAGAAAATATAATGGATAGACCTTACAAAAAGTTAAGTGTAAAACAAATTGCATTATTGGACAAAGTTGTATTAAATGGTAGAGACATCATAAATGCTAATTCAGGTGGACATAAATGTATTACTAATATTTCAGGTATTAATTCTTTATATAGAAAAAAAGATGGGAATGGACAAAAAAGTTATGTTGATCTAACAAAAGAAATACAACAGAAGTTTTACGAAATTTTACAAACAAAGATTAATAGTGAAAAGTAATCCTATTACCCTCAACAATATTATATTCTTCACAATGTCCTGCTGGTATTTCTAATATCATATCACCATACCCCTCAAATCTTTCACACTCTTCTTTTTTACAAGGAAGACAGTTGTGGTGTATTTCCGTCACTTGATTATTTTTTATGAATATAATATCTAAAGGGATTATACAGTTTTTCATCCAAAAACTATGATCACCATCTTCCATAATAAATAACATACCATCAAAAGAATTATTGAATTTTTTATTCATCATTCCATTTGAGATATCTTTTTGTGTTATAACAGGTTTAACTGTGTATTTGTTATTATTTATGATTATATCCATATTTATAAATATAATAACATGGCAGAATTTAACAGATATTCAGGAGTGGTGGTAAAAAACAAAGATAAAGTTTTACTTTGTAAAAGGTCGCCAAATAAAACTTTACCAAATGAATGGTCCATACCATCCGGTAAGGTTGAAGGAAATGAAACCCCAAAAGATGCTGCTATAAGAGAGTTTTATGAAGAAACTAATATTAAATTAAAAGGTGATTTAAATATTGTTGACATTCTTAATATGTACAAAAGAGACGGAGAAACTAAAAAAGGTCTTATGTATGTATATCAATATAATACAAATAAAGAAATTAATCCGGATCTAAAAAAAGCTAGAGATGGGTTTGAACATACCGAATGTGGATATTTTACAAAAACAAATAACCCATTAAATGAAAAAAACAAAGATTTTAAGAAAATAATTATGAATATCTTTAATACAGATTGATTTTTGTTAAAGTATTGTATATTTATTTAACACAAAAAACATTACCCCTTTCAAAATTAGTAATGGTTTATCAAAATTAAATCCACAAAATTGTAAAATTTCTTTGTGGGTTTTTTTTATCCCATATTTTTTTTTATTTTTGTCTAAATGAAAAATTAATTATAAAAAAATTTGTAGTTTTAAAATAAATAATGTATATTTGTGGTATGAATAAGACAGGTTTTAATATTAGAGTTATGAATGAGAAGTTTGGTGATCTTATCAACGAAACTTTCATGGACCAAATACAATTTAAATTGTTCCTTAAAATGATACACGGGTGTGTTGAATTAGGGGAGGATCTTACATTCTTTAACGGGGATACATTTTTTGTGAACATACCTAATAGAATACTAAAAGACTCTGTTATTGTTACAAACATAAAGGAAATAACAATGGTAGAACAAGTTAAAAGTAAAATTGAGGCACTCGTAACAAAATAGTTTTTTTGTTAACTTTAAAACAAAATGGTGGAAGATTGACACAATCATTGTGCGACCCTAAAAAGAAATTAGAAATGATTTCTTTTTTTTTTTGATTTTTTTAAGGAAGGTTGGTATTTATATAATAAATAAAGAAAAAAATACATTTTAATATGAAAAGAATAGTAAGATTAACTGAGTCAGATTTAGCCCGTATTGTTAGACGAGTTATTAATGAAGAAGAACAAACATCCATGGGTATGAAAAGTGGAAGATTAACAGGAAAAAAATTCGTAATAAAAGATTCAAGATGTGGTATGCCCATCATGACTGTAAGAATGGGAAAAGAAGCTTGTGAATCAAAAACCCGTGATAGTTTAGGTTGTAATACCGTATTTTTAGTAACCGAATTAAGTGATTATACGGAATATTTTGAAAATGGACAAAAAAACCGATGTGATATGAGGTTGTATCGTTTTTTAATGGGTGATAGGGAAGGTAGAGTAACACCTTTCAAAGAAAAAAGAGCGGGAGAAGTAATGGACACTGAACTTAAACCAACCGAAATTGAATTATACTTTGATTGTTCTAATAAACAATTATATATGAGAAAAAGGTCAAGTGGGATTGGGATGATGAGAAATTCATTCATGATTGATTCTGATGAATTGGAATCGTTTTGTCTTGATAATTGTGATGCTTCTAATTAATAAAAAAACATTATAATAATTTAAACCCACCCCATAAAGGTGGGTTTTTTGTTTTATTAAAATTTTTATCATATCTTTGTGGTATGGAAAAAATGATATATTTATTAATATGAAAATTATTATTTTAAGTGAAAGGCAATTAGATCAACTAAGTAAAAAACTTTTAAGTGAGGCGGTTGGTGTACCACAAGGTATAAT